CTACCATCACTTTCCTTTATACCCGTAGTACATTCACTAACATCAATTGAAGTATCTCCTTCTAATGCTGTTATTGCATAAAAAGGACCTGTATGTCTTACAACATCATTTATATGAGTAACTACTGGATTTAAAGATGCGTCTGAATTAGCACGTATCTCACCTAAATTAGCAAGATATCGATCTGCTTCTGTTCTATTTGCCATATTATATTATTATTTTTTCTAAATTATTAATTTGTTTTGCTGTAGTATCAGAAGGAAGAAGGTCTTTTGGTATTGCCTCTAATTCTGCTTTTGCATCTTTTTTTAGCATATTTTGTACCTTTTCCATTTGAAGCTTTCTTGCCGCTATAAGATCTGAATTATCTTTCTCCATTTTTTCTAATGCTTCCTTATTATTTGCCTGTTGTAATCTTTGCATATCTTGTGCAAATTTCACAAATTCTTCTGAAGGCCTTCCTTCTTGTTCAATATGAGATAAAACTTCTTGAAGTTTATTCATATTTCTAGAGATTATTAAAGCAAATTCTTTACCTGGTACATCTTGTACGTTAAAATGTCCATTCATTAAATCTACTAATTCTCCACACGTTGTATCTAGTTTTATTGTTGCCATTTTTATATAAATTTAGTTTAGTTTAGTTAATAATTACTTTTATGAGTCACTAAATGCTGGTGCTGTAGCAGAACATACATGTCCCCATACATACCAAACATTTGCATCCAAAGCTAAAAAGTGTAAATCTATTACTCTAGGAGTAGTGATTGTTAGTATATCATTTGAGTTACCATCTGAAAATGCTGCCTCACAATTTTCGTCAGCTGATTGGTCTAGATGAGTAACTGCTCCTTTAAAATATACACTATCAGCTGTAGTATGCGTTTTTATTATTACATTTTGTGCATCAGCTGCTGCTCCACCATATATAAAGTGGTAATATTCTCCCCCTGCCGCAGCGTCAGTAAGAGTATAAGTTCTATTACTAGTTACATCTGGTATCACATTAGTTCTACCACCATTGGTTGCAGAGGTTAATGTAACACTATCGTCAGCTAATACAACAGGAGTAGGTCTATACATACCTCCTGATCCCGGCTTAATAGCTCCAGAACCCATAATTAGATCTGCACTACTTCCCAATGTCATACTATAGTTAAATGTAGATGTACCAGCAGCCGCAAAAGTTGCAGCTGTTCTTGCAGTATCAACAGCAGCAAATGTTTGAATATTAATAGAACCACCTGTTCCACTAACATCTCCTTTATCCCCACCTCTTATGTTTAATGCTCCACCCGTAGCATTTCCTGTACTAGCCCCTGGCTCTATTGTAAGATCTCCACCAGCTTGGTTCGTTCCAGACCCGTCCGCTCCTTCTACTGTTCCTGCTAATCCTGCATTAGTTGCTGCAGCATTTGTAAATTTTATTTTTTGTGCTTTATAATTATTTGTATTTCCTATTGAAATAGCTGTACCCGCATTTCCTCCAATTGTTAATGCTGAATCCAAACTAGGAACTGTTGGAGTATTATCCCCAACAAATACATATCCACTAGCATCTACATGCACACCTTCTGCTGTTCCATCACCACTTAAAAAGCTATCTCCTGAACTATCATTTAGATTTATATTATATGTTGAGCAATCTAATGTACTAGATAATGAACTAGTAGATGCTGTTTTTAAATCTATTCCTCCAGCAGAATTTGTTATTGTTATAGAAGAATCTGAACTTTCTATAGTTCCTGCTTGTGGGTATCCTGTTGTGCCATTACCTATAAGTATTTGACCATTTGACGCTAAAGTTGTTGTAGATATAGAATTTGCATCATTTGCGTATAATACAGAACCTTTAACAACTGAAGTTAATCCTGTCCCACCGTTACTTGCTGATAAAGTACTAGTAGCTGTAGATAAATCTACACTACTTAAAAATCCAGAGGTAGTATTATTACATAAACTTAAATCTATACCAGCTTCTAAAACTGTTAGTACTATATTATCATCTGTGGTTACTACAGTTAATAAGTCTGTATCTCCAGACTTTATTCCTTTTAAATTAATTTGATTTTGATTTGTTAACGTAGACCACAATGACTCTCCTCCTGTTCCCTTTGTTACTAAGGTAGGAAATAACGATTGCACTGCTAATTTTCTGGCTTTCTTTGTGCTAGAATTTGCTACTACAAAATAGTCAGTTAGACCTATATTTGATTTCAAAACCGAAGTTAATGAAGTTATTTCTGCCATTTTATTTTTATTTTATATTATTATTTCTTTTGCTCCAATATGCATTTCCATAATATGTTAATATCTCTGTATTTGCAGGAATATCTTTTACCGCTGTAAATATAAACAAATTATTTTTAATATCAGTCTCCCAGTCTGCATTATTATCATTACTACTTAATGAACTGTTATAAATACAAGCATATCCAAGCGGTATAGTTGCATATTTATATTTTCCTTTCAAATCGTGTCTATCACGTTTAGGCCAAGAAAATGCATATTCTAAAAAATTATCATCAATACCATTTTTATCTTTAAATTGTATATAATGACATTCTTCTAATAGTTCTCCTTTTTTTATGTCTTCTTTTGCAAAAACTCCATACCCATGTATAGTAGATTTGCGTACCTCTAATTTACTATTTGTATATAGTAACATTTTATTTCACTGGAGGTGTTGGTGGTGGTGGTGGTGGAGGCGTATCACCACCGCCTTCTTCTCCTTCTATTTCTTCCCCATCCATTTCTAAATTTATTCCTCCAATTGTTAATGTGCCATCTGTTTCAGTGCTATATGTAAATGAATCAGTATTGTATAAAACAGTTGGTTCATTTCCTGGTAAAAAAGAACAAGGTTGACATGACCTACAGTAGTTAGTTGCAAATTTAAAAAATGCATCTAAATAATTTGTCTTATCACTAAAAACTTTATCATCTTTACATAGTCTAAAGTTTTCAGATCCGTTACCATAAGGATTACCACAGTTTTGAAAACAGTCACTAAATAGAGTCCATATCGTAGATCCTCCTGGAATTTCATCTCCCATCCAAGGGAATACCGTATCATATTTAATTATACTTAATGGGGTAAAAGTATCACCTAACATATATGTATCAGTAGTAGGTCTCCACATTTTACTTCCTCCTTCTACCCATTTTTCTTCACATGTTTGAGGCTCATAATTTGGAGTTCCAGAATCTGCACAATTAAATATACAATCTAAACCTTTTCTAGATACAAGATATTTTATAAATATCATTGTCCATAAAGCTAATTCATCACAAGAATCCTTTCCTCCTGTTATATTTTTATTGTACCAATTTACAGATCCATTCATTATACATTTTTCTAAGTATGCAATTTGAGAATCTATTCTTGGAGGTAAACAAATTTTATTTAATTTATATTTACATAATTGTGCACCCGCCCCTTCAGGATTTCCTGTATTAAAAGTCTCTAATCCTTGTGGATTATAATTAATATTAAGTGATGGATAATCTAATAAAGGTAAAAAATCAGGAGTAAAACTATTTACACCTAAATAATTATCTGCATTAGGATCTGTACATCCCTTTTGTTTAGACCCACCCCCATCATAATTAGAAGCAGGGTCTAAATCTTGCCCGCTTTGAATAGCTGGACAATTACTTGGCAATTGCCTCCATATTCTAGAGTAAAAAACTTTTCCATTTGTTATTACTTTTAATTCAAATATATAAGCTCCATATCCTAAAGAACCACTATTTGCAGTATATGTGCCATCAAGCTGAATTGTAGCTAAACCATCACCGCCCGTATCTAATAAATAAGGCTCGTAATTTGGTGCGCCTCCCCAAAGAAGAAAATCTGGACCTATACCAGCAAAAGGAGAAGAATAAAAAGGAGAATCAAGTCCTGTGAACTTCCATGTTGCATCAGGTTCCATTCCACTATCCTCTAAAGGAAATGTTAATGTATCAATAGAAAATCCTTGTTCTAAAATAGTATTATGTGGAAGTTTATATGCTTTAAGAGTAGATCCTGTTCCTACTGAAGTACTTGATACCATATTAAAAACAACAGTCGTCAAATTAGCGTTTACATCATAAATAGGAATAGAAGTACCAGGGCTTGATGGGCATGGTAAAGCTGATATAACATTTAGTAATTTTACTCCACTATACATACATAATACTTCAGTATGTAAAGTAACTAATGGATTGTAATTTAAAGCTTGAGGATTAAGACATCCTTCTAAATATTCTATACATGATCCATCATCTACATTTGCAGTTGGACTATAACTTGGAGATTCCATATCCATACATCCTTGTACAACAGGTATACATGTCCCGTCATCAAAAATAGCATCACAATTATAATTAAAAGCTGTATTATCTGTACATCCTCCAGAATTTAATATGCTATTAGAGTATGCTTTTTTAATCATTGATTGAGTACAATCTTCTTCTTTTATAAAAGCTTCTCCTGTATTAGAACATTTTGTTTTTGTATTCTCTATATATACATGTACATAATCTCCTGGTTTTGCTAAATGAGGACCTGGTCCAGATTTTGTTTCTGTTCCTATTTTCCAAGTTATATTTTCGTGCTTCTTTTTTCTATTTACTCTAACAGTTTTTAAACACTTATTTTCAAGACTTTCAGTAATAATTCCTACTACTTCTTCGTTACAGACATAAGTACAACCTCCATTATCATAAGTAGCATCTTTATCATAATTGTCAGCTAACTTGTCCATACATCCTCCATACTTAACCTCAAATCTATAAACACTTACACATTCTGTTAAAGTACCAAGATTTAAAACTTCTATACTTATGGCATACCATCCTGGAGCTAAACTACTAAACTCATGCTCTAAATCTGGAACACTAGCTACTGTTGTTGTTGCACTTAAAGCTAATATTTCCGCTTTAGTTTTATTATTTGCATTTTCTCCTGATCCTAAAGAATATAATTTAAATCTAAAAGCTTCGTCTGAATCTTTATCAATTTCAGGTAATGCAGCAGGAAATATAGATCCTTTAAAACTTATTTTTCCATCGCTATTTCCACTTGCAGTTGCATGTGTAACTTTACTACTTTCATTTACAATAAGTTCTGCTCCTAACGCTTTACTTGTAGCAGCACTCATTCCAAAACTTAAATTTTTATAACTTTCTCCTCTAGGGCCTTCAGCTAAGCAAAATAAACATCCTGTGTTTACATCTGCAGTTGAATCGTAATTTAAACCACCAGAATCTGTACATCCTTGTAATAACCCATCGTTTACATTAACACTTTTACTTAAATGTATATAAGCTATTGTACTACAGGTATTAGAATCTGTTACTGTTACTTTGTATGGACTATCATTAGAAGTTGCAAAAGCTAATCCTGTAAATTCATATTCTGATTCTGCTGTAGCAACTGTTGTAGATACTCCAGTTGTATTATTTTCAACTTTATATGTCCAATCTCCTTGACCTCCTGTAACTATAGCTTTTATTTTTCCCTCGCTTGCTCCCCAATCTGCATTAGCTAAAGTAGTATTTATTAATTTAATAGAAAACCCATCACAATTAAGTGTGCAACATTGTCCGTCTAAAAATCTAGCAGGACTAGTACCAATTAAATATTTTTCTGATATCGTATTACCATCACAATCTTGATTAGTTGTTCTATAATATGAAGAATCTCCTTCGTCCATACATACATAGAAATCTGGAGCATCATCTGGAATATCATATAAATTTTCACCATACACAAATCCGTACGTAAAAGAGTTAGAATTTGCTACAGAATTTAATTCTAAATTATTTTTTATTATATCTTGTCCAGATGAAGACACATTTAAAAAGTGTATCTCTTGAGCTTTTGGTGCGGGGTGTAGATGTCCTACACCTCTTGAAGACATTCCTTTGTCTACATTTTTATTTGAAGAAGTTATTCCATTTTTAACAAATACTTCATTAAGAGAATCTGAATTTATATAATAAGCAAATGGAAGATTATAAGCAAACACTCCTTTATAATTAAACACATTATAAGGATCTGCTTTTGGATACACTCCAACTAATAATTGATTACTGCTATTTAAAACATCTTGAACATCTACAGATAACATATTTTCATATGGAGAAGATGTTAATATAGAAGTTACACTCTCTACAGAATTTTGTAATTTAGAATTTGTACCAGGTATTTTTAAAGTTATAGTTTTTCTATAACCTGATGCAAATATTAAAACTAATTCTTTGGTAGAAGAAAGTTTTTTATTCCAATTTTTATACGTTAACGTAATATTACCCTCATTACCAAATTCTATAGTTAATTTTTTAGATTTTGATTTATCAATAACATTAACAATTCTATCATACTCTTTATCATGTTTATATCTAATATCTACAATTAACCTATTATTATTTTGAAGGTAAACTACTCCTTGTGCTAATTTAGGCATATTAGATGAAAATACTCCTGATGTAGCTATAGTAGCTGCACTAGAATATTTATCCCACCTAGGATCTAATTTAGATTTACTTGTTGATAGATTTTTTGTTTTAGCCATTTCTAACAGTTGCATCCACAGCTACCAGAGCATAATGCTTTTGCGGCATTATATGTATCCAGTGCTTGAGATATGATTCCTTGATTAATTGTTACATCATTTCCTAATTGTCCTAAAAGAGTTCTTATAGATTCCATATATAAAAATATCTTTTGACTTATAACTAATTGATCACTACACTTTGAATCACAATCTGTGCATTTTGTTAGATCTAAAACTTTTTGTGCTAAACAACAATCTAGTTCACAAGAACTTAAAATAGCTGCACTTGTAGCGCCTCCTTCAGCATCTTGTATTAAAACTGTAATTATACCAGGATCTGTTCCTATAACATCAGGAACAGATATAGTTGTTGTATTAGTAAATGCATCTCCATTAGCATAATTAAGTATTGCTGTATCTGTATTAGAGACTAAAACTCCATTATTGTAAATTTCAATTGCAACTACATTTTCAGTATTTTCTAATTCTTCCTGAGACTCAGCCCCTTCTACTGTTGGTATTGGTGCAGTAATTTTATAAGTTAATAATCTACAATCTGAAGTTAGTGATAAGTTTACACTTGCCATAAATTAAAAGATTAAATAGATATAGGGGACCCGTAGATCCCCTTAATCTATATTGTTATTAAATGAATTATGATAAATCTCCAGTAAGTACGTATTCAACGTAAAGAGTCATAAATCCAGCATCTAATTGGTCATCAGTTACTGTCATTAATAATTCTTTGTCAGCCGTAAGTTTTATCCAAGTTGCTGCATATAATGCAGCTACTTCAGCATTAGTATCGTGAGCACCGTCAGCACCTAAAGCTGGAAATCCAACTTTTGTACCATGAGCACCTGCATCCCAAATATCGATACCTGTGTCTGCATCAGAAGTTTGAATATCAAATTCTAATACAAATGCATCTGTAGTACCAGTGTATCCTAATTCTATTTCTGCATTTTCTGTTGCATCATCATCCGAGAATGTTGTATGCACTACATAATATGCTTTAGTCATTAAAGCTCCGTCTGGTATAACACATTTACCATTAGTAGCACTATAACTACCTACTGGTAAAACGGATCCATCCCACCCTGCAGTACTGTCGTCTGATTGCAAAGTCATCTTTGTAACATCAAATTCTGCAACTGCTAGAAATTTATTGTTCATATGATTATTTCTTGCCATTTTATTTTATTTTTAAAAATTAATATTATAAGTTAACCGAACCAAATCCTGCAGAGTTCATCCACGGATTAAGTTTACCCTCAAAGATTAGTCCATCTGCATCACCAGCAGGCATTGCGATATAGATTTCAATTAAGTTATCTACACCTTTTATCTGTGGGGATGTGCTACCATCTTTAGTACATACTATAGAGTAAGTATCATAATTACTAGCAAGAACTCCATATAAAGATCCACTATTAGGAGCTTTAGGAAGATGAATTCTATTATAGTATCCAGCTCCACTACCTTGTAAACTTTCTTCAAAATTTCTAATGAATGCTCCATCTCCAGATCCTGGAGTAGGGCTTGTTCCTGTAGCTGCAGCTACTGTACCACCATCAGCGGCAGCAGTACCATGTTCTACAAAAACATCAAAAGCTGTTGGATATTCCACAATATGTCCTTTTCTGTGTGTTTCACCTGCTTCCCATCCTGTTAAAGTAATAACAGTAGATCCATTCCAAGTAACTGTTTTTACACAATCAGGAAGTTGCTCTGAACTAGTTGCACTTAAAGAAGCACTACCAGCCAAATCATAACCATTATAAAATAGTTCTGTGAAATTATCTCCAATTAAAGCTTGTGTAGCAATAATATTGCTACCAGTAGTATTAGTAGTAACTGTATAAGATTTAATTTCTGCAGAATTTCCAATTGTATTTCTTTCAACGATTTTTACTGTTACATCAATATCAGAAGTATTAGTAGCATCTGCTGACCATGTTAATGTAGAAACCTGTGCAGCTTGAGCTGTATAAGATTTTCCATCATAACTAAGAATTTGTTTTCCGGTGATCCATGGAGTGTAGATGTCCATATCAGCAGTACCTTGTACAAATCTAATTTGTGTAGTATCCGATATAGTATCTCCAGGAACTAAATTTGTAGGTCCTGTTTCACTTAATTTCTCAATTCCAATGGCACCAGCGGCTTCAACACCGTTTGCAATAGCACTTGTAGTACCATCGCCAATTAATAATTGTCTCATTTTAAATTATTTTAAAATTAATATTTATTTTACATTATTCCATATTTCCCATCTCCATTTGATGAGTTTGATACCTCGGATCGGAAATAGCCTCCAAGATACTAGACACTGCCAATGTTACAATCTCTTGATGAGTGTGTTCTGGAAGATCACACCCAGCATTTAAATATTGTGAAACCGTAGCAGGTTTTCTTAAGTAAGTTAATCTTAACTTCTCTGTTATATATTCATCATCTGAATATATATCTATTATATTTCCTCTCATTACAGTAAGAGGACTACTGTATTTTGTTTTATTGAATGGATCACTAGACATTGTAAAAACATCATCATGTTGAACCATTCTGCATGCATAAGACTCTCTTATAAAGTCTTTAGTACTTGGGATTCTTTTTAGTCCCAAATCTTGTTGGTACTGAATTGGAGTACTTACAACATTTTCATTGTTGTATCTTCCAACTAAAGTAGGAACATCTCCTAAAGAAGGGTCTGCATTAACATTTTCTACTCCTAATGAATTTGCAAGTAGTGTATTTGTAAAAGCAATTACTATAGATCCTGGAAACACAAGGTTGTTAATACTAGTTATTATTCCAAATCCAGGTGTAGGGCCAATAAAGTTTTCATAAAAAGTTACTGAACCAGGTCCCATCCCGAATCCTGTATCTAAGACAGAATCAATAATTTCTTGCTCATTATTATTATAAGACACCCCCTGATAATCTTCGTTTGTCCATATATTAGTCATACCAAAGCCTTCATTTCCCCAATTCAATTCAAATTGGTTTCCCGGAACTATCCACAATGAATCAATCCAATTTGTACCACCGTTAGCTAAAAAGTCTGAAACAGGAATAACAAAATAATAAATTGAATCTTGATCTTCTAATATATAAGGTATTTTTGAACAATCATTCATTCTTTGTATACCTGCCATAGAATGAATCATATACATATAATCATTTGGCAAAGAAAAGCTATCTGCATATAAAGCACCATTTGGATGAGTAGATCCTCTAACCTCTTCTTTAAAATCTGTATTATATACAGTTTCTGTAACCAAACTTCTTAAATCATCTCTTCTTTTTTGAGATTCCTCAAACCCCTGTCCATATCTATTATTCTGTTGAAATCTTGTATTAACAAATCTTTGGATAGCTTTATTAAGTTCTCTATCTATTTCATTTGATAATAAGGTGTCAGCAACTTGGGCGTTAATCTTGTCAACGCCCTGCATTACTGAATCATGCATTTCTTGTATTGTCATTTAAACTGTTAACTCTTTAAGTTTTGCTCTTAATATTGTCAATTTACCAGAATTCTTTTTATTTTTTAAATGAATTATTGTGTCATCCACTGTATCACCTAATACTTCATCAATAAAGATAACTTGATTTCCAATTTTTCTTAAAACTCCAGCGGAAACTAATTCCTCAACTTCTGCTTTCATTTCAAGATGTTTATCTGTTGCAACTTTTAAAAATCTTTTATGATCTTTTTCTTTTATATCATACAAAGAGTTTTCTAACTGCTCTCTACTTAAAATATCTGGATTAAGATCAGATAAAATTCTAAGTACCCAACACATTTTCTTTTTATCAGAAGAAATCTTAATAAATTCTTTATCTGCATCTTTTTTAGATTGAATTTTAAGATTTCTTTTAATATCATCTTTTGAAGGATCTTGAATATAAAAACGTTTTCTATAATCTGAATCCATTTCTTCTTTTGTTAAAGCTGTGTGAGGATGCCTTATTGCAAAATTATATTTTATCCAATCCATAATTTGCAAAGGGTTTCCTTTATCATCTTTTCCAATTTCAAATTCAACACCTTCAAATCCAACTGGTACTGTTAATTCCGCCCAAAATAATTTTGCATATTTAGGCCAATCATGATTAGCTGGATCAACATCTAATATTCCTTTTAGATATTTTTTTTCGTCTTCATAATCAAATCCTTTTAAAGGTTGTCTGTTTACAAAAACACTGCTGAGTTTCATAACCGCTTCAGCTCGGACTTCTTCAGGAAGAAAGTTATCAATACCTTTTCTCCTTAAATAGACTTTTTTACTTGCCATAATTTCAGTTCTTTTTAATAGTTAATAATTAATAGGGTGGAAAGAATAACTCTCCTATCTAAAGGTTTTAGCGGAAGTGGGGAATTACCCCCACAACCTAACTAAAAACCAATTTATATAGACTCACGATGCAACGTGAAATAACATAAGTATCCTTATGCTATATTATGACGCTGTACACGTAATATCTAAAGAAGTATCGAATCTTTTAAGTACAATACCAGCTGTCTTTAACATGTGGACAGACGCGCCGTCAACATCAGAAGCTCTTGAACTTGAAGAATCAAATCCTCTAGGTACTACACTACCTGCAACACACCATCTCATCATTTCTCTTCCTTTTTTAGAAAGCATTTGAAGGTTTGCTTGACCATCATAATTTGATTGATCAACAAATACCATTCTGTATGATTCTAGTGAGAATCCAGTAGTAGGGTGTTTAGCTCTAGCTTGAGCAACAGGACCATGATCAAATAAAGGTAGTTTAACTACATTTACTGTGTGTCCATCAATGTGCTCATAAGAAGTAAAGTACCCTGTCATACCAAGTGATCTACCTGAACCTGTGATGAATCGGTTTTCACCGCCCACTTTCCAGTTACCACCTCCTGTAGAAGTAGATTGGAAGTGCCCTTTTAAGGCTTCATCAAATTCACGCATACCACCAGTACCCGTATAAAGCGTAACTTGTTTTTGTTGAGAATCAGTCATACCATAGAATAAATCGCCAATAACATTTTTGATCTTAGTCTCTGTCATAGTAGAATAAGAATCTTTATTAACAATTTGTTCTAGTAATCCTGGTCCAACGATAACTGGTTGGCCATTTTCATCTTTCATCATGGTAGTACCATCATTTCCGTATGTTTTTTGACCATACCAATAGAACATCTCACACTCTTCTTTAAAGTTAAGCATGTGTTGATATTCTTCATAATCCATCCAAAGTTTAGTTGTTTTACCTCCTTTAGTAGGTAATCCAAACTCAACAACATAGTCTCGTGCGTGACCAGACATGTGATAAGATTTTCTTACTGTACCAATTTTGTTTCGTACTAAACCTGGAGTTTCCCAGTTAGAAGCATTACCTCTTGAGAAGTCAACTCCTACAGGAGCATATAATTGCGCCCATAAGTCTCCTACAGTGTAACCTGTAGATAATACTGCTGATGTAGAAGGGTTAACTAATTGAAGTGTATACTTCCATTGATTTGCCCCTGCTACTGGTTCTGGTTCTTTCATTATACGTGCTTGCTCACCCGCTGAGTTTACAATTACATATGGGAAAACGAACCATTTGTCAGGAAATATAAGTTCAAAAGTACTACCTCCTAAACCTACATTTGACGTAGTTGATTTTGTCGCAGCTACTGGTCGTGTTTTTCTCGTATGAGTTCTAACACGATATTCATACTCCAACCTATCCATTGACTTAACGTTACCAACCCCTTCTGTCAAAAATGATAATGGGAATCGTTTATCGTCTCTACCAGCCAAATGTGTGATAATTGGAGATAATTCAGTAGGCTTTGACATCAACGCATTTGCCAGACTATTCATGTCTGTCATTTGAGAATCATTATAAAACGTCTTTACAACGCTAATGTTCTTACCTGTTTGTGACATTGCCATAATTTTCTAAATTTTAAAAGTTAAACTAGGTTAAAAGAGACTTAAATCTAAATCTTCTATATCAACCGCTTTATTTGAAGTTTTACTTGCTTTTCTTGCACTTTTAACAGTTTCTTGATGTCCTTTAATTCTATCCTTAAGAGATTGTGTACTCTTAGTTCTAGCTTTTCTGTCAATCAATTTATCCAGGTTAAAACCCTTATACATTAAATAGTCCATTGCAAGTTTAACATCCATATTCGCTTTTGAATAGTCCATGTCTCTTTGTGTGTAACCTTCCTTGGTTACAGGTTTTGAAAGGTAATCAAAAAATTTCCCTTTCTCTCTTTCAGCGATTTGTATTCCCTGAAATTCTTTGGATTTATCTATAGTGTTATAAACACCATTCCAAAATTTATTTTGCTCTTGCATTTGTTGTTGTTGCGCTTGTTGTTGCTGTGCCAACATTTGCTTTTTATACTGTTGTTGTGCAGTGGCTAAAGACTTTTGAGCATTTTGAGCTTTAGCAAAAAGTTTACCAGATTCCTGGTAATCATCCATAAGTTCATTAATAAACTTATTATCATGTCCTTTTGATTTAAAATATTCAGAAAGAACATATTTTTGACCGGCTAAATCTTTTTCTTGAATTCTCATTCTAGAAAAATCTGATCTAGGATCATTAACAGCCATAAAATCTTGACTGTTCCCACCACTTATCACATACTGTAAGTGATCTGCTACAAGTGGGAATTTTTGAAGCAAGGTATCTAACTGCTCTTCAGCTAATTGAGATCCAACATCTTGCGCCATTTTAGTTAATCCCTCTGGAGTATCCTCATACTTATTGTCAGTTTCATATCCTAAAGAAGATAATACTTGACCAATTACTGAGTCATCCACTTCTTTATCCTCCCCTTCATTTTTAACTTCAGGAGTTTCTTCAGAAGTTGTTTTCTGTTCTGGTTGCGGTATTTCTGTTTCCGCAAGTACCTGTTCTTGTTTCGCGTCTTCCTGTTGTTTAGCTTTAACATCATCATCCAAAGAATCCTCTTCAGCTTGTGTTTTAACTTCTTCAACATTAGATTCACTTAGTTTTTCTACTTGGGGCGCTTCTGTTGCATCTACAACATCTTCTATTCCCCCGTCTAGCATATCATCAAAAGATATGTCTTCGACATTGATTTTTTTGTTATTGTCCATTGGTTTACAAATTTAATTAATATTAATTAGTTTTTTAGCATTAAAGTTAATTTAGAGTGTCACTTTAATATATAACACTTATTTTATTCTTTTTCTTCTTAATCCGCCACGTCTTAAACTATTTAACTCTATAGTATATTGCGATGGTTTAATTTGTGATTGTGGATAATAGTCTAAGTTTCTTTTTCTTTGCAAATATTCTTCATTTATTTTAGCTTGCCATTTAGGATTTTTTATTTGGGGAACATAATTTAGATTTTTTTTATCCTTCTTTCCCTCATGTCTTCCATAATGACTTCCCTCATCATAAAGTGATCTAAATGCATAATTAGGATTTTTTGATTGTGGGTAATAGTCTAAATTCCCACCATCATTATAATACTTTCTAGATATATTAGGATTATATAAATTTCCCGGTTTAACAAATTGTCCCCATACTTCATTTCTTATTCTATCTGTATCACTAATATTTCCTACATAAGCATTTGCTGCTGATAGTGGAGCTTGATTTTCAAAATCTTCTATAACATTTGGTTTATGATATTTATCAAAATAACTTCTAAAAGCTAAATTTCCACCTATATCCTCTTCTCTATCTCTTGCTTCTCCTTCTGTTGTATGAGAATGTTCATATAATCTCTGATTAGCTTCATTATATATATTACTCGTACTTCCTGATCTTGAAGGATAACTAGTCAATCCTACCAATCTTCGCATAGACTGTGGAGTTTTTGTATTTAATAATTTAATCCGTTGATCTTCACTAAGAAGTGAAGCTTCAGGAATACTAAGTGCTTCCATAAGATCGTTTTCTATTTCTTCCACTTCATGATCAAAATCAGTACCTCTTGCACCAAAATGTAATTTGTGAGTCTCTTTATTAATTGGCCCTACAATATCTTTACCTTTTAAAGCTACTGGATTTTGTCTTATTTCTTTTTGTGCTAATCTTCCCTTTTGTGCTTGAAGATGATGAAACCACTCATGACCTGCAGTATCATACCACTGATCTATTTCTGATTCACTACCATCTACAGGATAAGATTGTAAATTTATTTGTTGTCTCAGCGGATGAGATTCATAGTTTCCCAAAACACCTGGTCTAAAAGCTCCCCCTCTTGTAGTTGGGGTTGTAAGTCCTTTTTCTTTTGTCCAATTATGAAATTTATCTGCGCCTGGAAAAAAAATATTACTTAATGTATTAACTATGGGTTTTGCAAGATTTGGTCCTATAATTGGTCCCATATGAAATCCTCCATGAAAATATTTTTTTCTTAATCCGCCAGTTCTGTAGTCATCATAGTTATATGAATCTTCGTCGTAGTCATCTTGAAAACGATATGGTTGGAAATGATGAAATCTATATGCGGATTCTGGATCTTCTACAATATCCTCATCATAATAGTGAAAACCTTCTCCGTAAGGATAATCATAACCAACTTCTTTGCTACCTAGTTGAGAATATTGAATATCTAAAGGAGAAACTTCTGAACCATCATAACCAAATCCAGGTTCTTGTAATGTAATTCTTTGAAATGGGCTTCCTACTTCAAATGCGTTACTAGTTGTTGAAGACATTGTTTTTTCCAAAGGATCAAATAGAGTACCCGCAAAAGCATCATCATCAGCTCTTGTATTTGGGTCAAATCCAAATGTTTTAAATGGGTAATAATTACTAAGTTTAGTCCCATACCATGTTTCTGTTGGTGCATAATAACTTGAACCATAAAGATCTCCTGGTCGCAATTCAGATAACTGAGTAGTAAAGTCCTGCAGAGGAGATGTTAATCCAGTAAGACTAATATCATCTTCAAATTCAGAACCCTCAACAGGAACACCTGATCCTTTTCCTATTGCCCCTCCCCCACAAGTTCCAAAATACATACATCCTTCCCAATCTTCTTCTAATTGACTTCCCATAAATTCAGCCCAACTATCTGGATTCATTATTGAGGGATCTACACCTTCTTTTGTTTCAATATAAGGATGTCCCATAAAAGCAGCTTCATTACTAGCTCCTGTACCTGGTCCCCAAGTATGGCCCCAAAGTATAATATCTGTATTAGGTCCCATATTTTCAGGCCAAACACCTTCTAAACCACTAAAAAAATCTAGTCCAGGTTGATTAGTTGGTCCATAACCTGGATGTGCGCTATAATTCCATCCCCCTGCTTCTTCGTATCTATCTGCGTCTGGACCTACATAACCAGAATATGTACCCTGTGGATGAAGTGTTTGATTTTTATTAAATTGAGCGGCATCTACAATTTGCCAATTGCCCTCTCCATATCTTGCGTCAAGTTGCCTTTGCGCATTTTGTCCCTCTACAGAAAAACTGTCGCCAAAATCTTCACCAATTATTATTGCTTTTAATTGGTCATCAGACATTTGTTCTACGGGTGCATCTGTTTCCGTTAATGTTCCTCCTTCAAAATATTTTTTTCTCTTACCCCCAAATTTAGATCTTGTCGTTGGCATTTTCAAAGCTAATCCATCTTGAATTTCTAACTCTTCCATAGCTATGTTATTCATTAACCACAAGAAATCACTATCTTTAAAAGTGTCTATTACCCTTTTAAATGTAGGAGAATCTTGTAACTTTTCTTTAGCTTGGTTAAGATCATACCAATCAAAATCTTCTGTACCCGCATCATAAACCCCTGCATTAAATAGCATAAACCTAATTGAATCCAAATCAGATTTTATTTCTGATGCAAAATAATCATTTTGTTCGTCTTTAATAGGTACTTGGCTTCTGTCTACAATTTCTTTAATATCCTTTTTCTTTAAAGGTGTATATCCTGTAGATAAATGGCCAAGTTCATGGGCTAATATTTCATTGTATGTAACGTTTGGAGACCTACTTTTATCCTTCTCATAATCCATTACAATTTTATTTTTTGTTGGATAAGCTCTACTTCCTGAAGTACCAGTTCTATCTACTATTTTTGGGCCCTTACTCAACAGTCCATATCCACCTAAAAACTCAGATCTTTGTAATATTTCTTCATTTGAATAACCTCTTTTCTCTAATCGCTCTCTATGTTTAGGAGATGTATAATAATATTCTGAAAATCCTAAAGGATCATAAGTTCTTTGTTTTTCTTGTAAAGATGCTAGTTTTACTTTTTTAAGATGATCAGTCTTGTCATCTATCATTCCAGCCCCTCTACCTTCTAATTTATAATCATCTACAGATATAAAATTTTGTACTCCCCCACTTTCATATCTTTTATAATTCTTCAAATAATTTCTAGGACTTATATCTGTAAGATCTGGTTTAAAACCAATTAAATTACTTACTTTATACCCACCTTTTTTATAACTATTTGGCTCATCTAATTGCATTGGGACATTTGCTCCCATAGGCATTTCACCTAAATTTTCAGACTCATAACTTTGTACTAAACTTTGAGAATTAGGAATTTCTTCTGCAGATATATTAGATATTGGTGCAGGACTAGACTCGCTTTTTATGTTTGATATAGTTGGGCTTGTGTTAGATAGAGGGGGATAAGAAGAATCTGTTTGCATATTCTGTGCTTCTTGAGGATCAGCCTGAGCCCAAAGATCGCTCATAAAACCATCATAGCCTTCTTCAAAGGCTTGTTTCATTATATCTAATTTCTGTTCGTTTGTTAACATTATTCAGATTTAGGTTTGTTTGCAGCTGCCTTTCTTTTTATATTTTGATCTTCTTTTTTAATTTCTATATCTTTTTCTTTGTCTTCTTTAGCCTGTCGTCTATCTGCCGATCTTTCTCTTTTATCAGAACCTTCTTTATCTTCTTTTAACCTTTGATCTTCTCTTATTAAATTTTCTTTTGCTCTATTAGATCTAGCTTTTTCTACTATATCTTCTGTCTTTAATTCGTTTTGCCTTTGTTTAATACCGGCATCTCTTACAGATTTTTCTGAATCATATGCATTATCCATCATCTTAGCTTCAGCCTGTATCATTGCAACACGTATTTTAGTCTCTCTATCTTTTTCTTGATTCATGTTTTCATTTTCTATTCTCTCTCGTTCAAGTTGTCTTTGAGCCTCTTGTTGTTGAGATTCTGCTTTTTGTTGAGCTTGTGCTAATTGTTGTTGCATTTTTTCAGCACCTTTAATCTTTTCTTTAATTTGACTAAAGTTATCTGCATCAACCATTTCAGCAATAGTAGAAGCAGGTACTCCATTTTGAACCATAGATTGAGCAAGTTGCTTTAATATATCTAATTTATCTTGATCTTGTCCAGAATCTGATAAGAATATTCCATATTCTGATTCCATATGTTGAAGACTGTTAAGATCAAATAATTCTTTAGTTCCATCCGACATTACATACATTCCTTTCTTACCTGTTAACCAAGCTTCTTTAGAATAGTCTAATAATGCTTGAAGATCTCTTTGTTCTAATCTAGAGAATTTTCTAAATAAATCTTCTGTAATATGAGATGATTGTACAATAGCCTGTTGAGATGTTGCTTTACCTTCATAAGATCCAACCATTCCCTGTCTTTGTCTATTTACACCAGATATTTTTTCCCACTCCTCCATTATAGAATTTAAAAGAACTATATATTGTTCAATTGTTTTAATAGATAAGTCTAATACACCCTGATGTTGTGGAGATAATTGAATCCCTTCTTTATTGTAATCTACCCATGCAATACCTGTACCTTCTACATAATACATAAATTTATCCATGTCCCATTTTTTAGGGATCATATTAATATCAAATTGAGCAATAATATCTTTACTCTTAGCTATTGCCAATTCTAATCTATATTTATAAATATTATAATTTAATTGATAAGGTATCCCAAGAGATACTAAAGAGATATTTTTAGAATTTAAGTCTGAATATTTTCTTCCATTAATTGGGAGCTTACATTTAGATGGGTTATCCATAGAAGTCCTTTGATTTGTACAAGGTTCCATTTTAATATACAAATTCCCATCTATTCTTGTACCTTCCCATACTTCATTAATCCATTCCCATTCTACCTTAGCTCCTGTCTGTTTCATTTCTGCAGGCATTCTAAATTTTTCATCTACTCTTTGCTGTTCCCAACTTCCTGTTTCTGGATCTATGTAATTTAAAAATCCTATTCTTTTTCTACTTTTCCAATACACACTAACTACTTCAATTAATCTTTCTCTATACAATTCTCTATCGTCAGCCCTATTAGCCATAGTTAGATATGAATCCATACTAGCATGTTCAGGTTCTTCTAACCTTAATATATTTTCATCAGATAAATAATCTCTATAATGATCTATAATTGTAGATGCATGAACATATTTTCTAATTAAAGCCCAGTCCCCATCTTCTACAAATTCTACATCTGGATCTTTATCATAATCAATATCTAAAGGATTTAATATTTCATAAAAAGGTTCTGAGCTACGAACTCCTCTCCAAGTATATACTTCCCCAGCAACTAAAAAATGAAACCAAGCCTTTTGTAGCTTATCATATATTTCTTGATGCTGTTCTATAAAATTCATAGCTTGTTGACCTTTTATAGCCCTATTATCCACATAGTTATTATCAAACATTTGTGCTATGTGGGCAGGCGGCTGAACCGGCTGGGTAGGAACTCCTGTTTTAGCTCCCCTTTCATTTGCCTGGTTCATAAACTGTTGTTGAAAGTTTTTCATTAATAATTCTGATTTTGCCTGCTCTTTAATAGTAATTGCATCAGAATTTTGTACGGTAACGGTGTAATTTAGAGGTCTTTTAGACTTCTCCCCGAGTAACAGATCTATAATAGGTTTAATGATAGGATAGTTACGCATCTTAGAGGGGAAATTTTGCCTTGTTTTACCGTAAGGCTTGAGTACGTATCTATAATCTGCTTCGTCGATTACACCGTTATAATAATCATATAAAGTTTTTAGCCAGTCACGTCTTTCACTGTAACCAGCTGTGGAAAGATCTATATATGCTTCCACGCATTCTTCTCTCCATTTCTTAGTCTTTTTACTAAGAGGTAATTTTTGTTGTGGGATTTTATTTGAACCTAAATACATACACTATTCTATTAACCTATTATATACAAAAATAATATTAATTTTATAAATTAAAACTTATTTTCAAATTTTATTTGTTATATTATATTATAACACTTAGTAATAATTTTTTTCAAACCAGGAATCTGCCGCACCGTCCTCTAATACCTCTTTAACCTCAGCATTATATAGCTCTCTAGTATGATACATACCAACCATTAATGCCATTACACGGTCAAAGTTACCATCATGATTAAATTTAATTAGTTCTTGCAGTAATCCAAGATCATAAATTTTATGCATGTTTAATAATTTGTTCTCATTTTCATCTGTAGATCTAACAGTATTTAACCAATCTCTTATATATATTTCCCCCTGTCTTTTTCTTGCTTCTGTCATGTGCATACCATATTGACGCTTAACTGTTCTAGATCTAAGATCTTTTTTATCTAACATTTCAAACTCTTCTTGTAATCTATGTAGTTTTCTATGTCTTCTTGCGTATGCAATT